GTAATCAAGTGTAGAAGTAACCCCAACCTTTAAATTAAAATTAGTTGGCGCGGTGTTTATAGAAACAGCAGTTACGGTTTTAAATGATTTTGTGCTAGTGTATGTAGCAATATTATCATCTAAAGCAATTGCCTCTGTTTGAGCAAGCCCATATATATCCGTGCCAGTAATGGTAAGCGTTAGATTTAATGCTGATGGAATGGGATTTCCAGCAGATGCGTTATTGTCATTATAAAAAGTAACAAATCTTCCAGCGTTATTAAAAGAAGCAACACCACTAGAAACAAATGTTCCATTTAGCGCAAAGTTTGTTTGACCACTATTTGTAAACTGAGTAACAATTCCATCATCATCGGCAGTGCCAGTCCCATCAGAAGCCTTATATGTTAATCCATAATCATATATATGTTTTAAGCCTGTTCTCTTCTTTACAGACCCCTCGCTCATAACAATTAAGTTTTCTAATCGTTGAGCCGACTGTCCATAAACAGGTGAATCCGTTCTCATTATTAATGAGTCACTGATTTCTCCATACTGAAAGCTGTTAATTGGAACTCTTACTTTCTGCATTAACTGCGCCTTTCAGCAATAAACCTCGATGTTGTTAGCTTGCGCGTTGTTTGTTGCTGAGAATCAATGTTCCTAGCCTTCATAAACAATGCCGCAGCTTTCTGCTCCATTAACTGAGCAAGCTGTGCATCTCTAGCTAAAGAGATTGCAAAGGAACCAGCAAGAGTAAACTCAATTGCTGTAGTAAAGTAAGAAGGCCAGCTAGACTCAGGCGCTCTCTCAACATAATCTAAGACAACGGTATCGTTTGTATCCGCGTCACAGAATATTTTATTACCATAGATATCGTACTTAATTAATGCATCGTTAATAGTTGCGCTTATTACTGTAACGCAAGATGCTGGAATATGATAAGACGCTGAGAACCTACCCTTAGGAGCGGTTGCTAAACGTGTAAGATTTATTTGAGTTGTAGCAAAGCGCCAACGAAAAGAAGCAAATGAAGTCTGTATTATATCTTCATATAAAGCATTAGCTACTTTTGCTTCAGATGTACTAGCTGCAAAGTCGGTAATCCCGTCAGCACCAATAAGATATAATGCGTTACTTGCAACTTCTAATGATGAATCAGCTACTCTTGGCATGTTGGTTTGGGGGCCGAAGCCCCCACTCCTTTATTAATCGCCATCAGTTTCAGCAATGGCAGTGCCATCTGAAACATCGACTACAGTGCCAGTGTTCGATAGAACATTAACAAAGTTTGTTGTTGGTGTGTTTGTATCACAAACAATGATTACATCACGAACAGAAAGCATGTTTGCTGCATCGTTAAAATAACCGCTTGTGTTTACAGTTCCAATAGCATCGGCAGAGCTATAAAGCCAAAGATCACCATTAGATGCACCACCAAGACGAGTAAGGTTTGCTGAATTATAAGCCATGATTAATCCTTTTAGTTATTATCAAGGACTTCATAGATACCATCGCTATCAATAACGACAGCACCCATAGACATCATTGATGTGGCAAGGTGTGAGACTTTTTCCGCAATATAGTTTACCTCAGTTTGAACATCAGCATTTACGCCAAGCCCTACTGAAGATGTATGGTACGAAAAGTTTTTACCACCAGCTACAGCAGACGTTGAAAAGATCTTGAATCCCAAGAACTCTTTCATTGTCATACCGCCAGCAAACGGCAAGTTCTGAGGGCCAACGTAATCAGAAGAAGCAAACTCATTAATGTTAAACAAGTCAGCAAAACCAGAAGGAGACATAGCTAAATAGCGTTGTCCATCTTCTGGAACGTCAGCATTCCCAAGAGTTTCAAACAATGACAGCAAGTCAGCTTTGCTTACTGCGCTGCCAGTTGCACCAATCTGAGTGCTGTTAGCACCAGCATCCATTGCTGTAACCAAGATTTCATCAGTCTTACGACCGAGTGCAGCAGCAGCAGATTGAGCTACAGCTTGACGCTCGTTAATGTTAATCTTTAACTCATCAAGCTTGTCCATATACTCTGAAGCATAGAAGTCAGCCATTGTTACTTCAACATTGGTATGCGCTAACTCCATTGGAGTTACATTACCGTTGCGAGATTTAGTACTTGCAGTGCCTTTTCCAATTACTTGAAAACGAGCAGTTGAACCTGTGACATTTGTCGTACGCACAGTGTTCCGTAACTTGGAACCCATACGCTGATACGCCATATGTACTTCAGTTTCAAACTGCTTGATAAAAGCTACATCTATAGTATTAGCCATTTTTACAGTCCTATTAGAAGTTTCAGTTAATCACAGGTATCCGCTTTTCTATCTCAGCGAGGGTATCCTTACGGGCCTCTCAATGTATTACGGGCTGTCGTGGTTCATCATAAACACAATTTTGATCTAAATTGCAACGAACAAATTCAACATACTTATTTCCGTTCTGCGTAGACACACCAACAGGATCAAAGCCTAGCCACGTTGCCCAGCTTACCATGCCCTCATAATCAGCAAGAATTGTCATAGACATATGCGATTGGCTTTGATCAAAAAACTCTACTAGCATTTTTGATCCACGCGCTAGCATAGTAAAGTTTTCCCTTATTTTATTAGAAAACATAGCAAACATTTGAGGCCAATCTTGATCCTCACAAAACCAAAGACCGCCAACAAACAAAAGCTCACCCCCATCTTTACGACAAACATAAGCCTCAGATGTTTTGCTCATTACTTCTAGTGCAGTCCTTACATCGCAGTATCCAAGTAATTTTATTTCTCTGCGGTTTTCTTTTGAAAGAACTCTTTCAAGCTCATCAATGTGAAAAGATCTAAGAGGAGTCAAATAATAACTCCCCCTTTTTATAATCTTAACCTCTGTAGAGTAATTTAAATCCATCATCTACCTGCTTTATAAAGTTTGGATCTCTATTTCTAGGCTCCCAATATCTTGGGTCTTTCATCATTTCCTGCAAACTTGCCTCTGTTACAGATGGAGATGGGCTAGTATTACCAGCAAAATTACCATCCTTCATTTTTTCCATAATGGTTTCTAAAGCTATAATCCCCTCATGGGATTCGCACATGCGTTCAATGGCTGGTAGTGCGTCTTCTGGAAAAAACTTATTAGCAAACATAGACGCAGCTTCAATTCTTGTGCTAGCATTATCACCAAGCTTTGCTGACTCAGCTTCCATATCTGGCTGAGTTCCATTAATGGCCTGAGCATACATTTCTATGCCCTTTTGAAACTCTTCTTGACCATAACCGTTTTCAAAAGAATGTTCAGACCACCACTGCAAAAGCTCATTATCAACAGCAAGATTATCGTCAACAATATCTGGAAGCTGATAATCGCCAGCGGTTTCTGGTCTATCAGCAAAAGCTTCTGTTTTTATTTCCTCAAGCAAAGCCTCTCGTATTTCTTCATCCTTGCCTCCAAGCTTGGATTCAAGTTCTTTATATGCTTTTGCTAGGTCTTCACCTGTTTTATATTTCTCAGGCAACCACTCTGGGCGCTCAGGTGCAGCCGCTTGATCTACATCCTCTTGAGTTACAAAATCACGCCCATCCGCTTCCGCTGCTTCAATTGCTGCTTCATCATTCATTTGTCTTTACTCCTATGTGCATGTGATATGCGCTGTTCAAGAAGGCCAACAATATATCGCTGCCCCTCTATATGTCTTAGCTCTTCTGTAGATACATTAGGCCCATTAACCATCTCAATGGTTACAGACCTGAGATATTGAAGCACAGCCTTTCCAGTAGGCGTATTAAATATCTGAGCTATGTTCTTGCTTATTTCAACGTCTCTATCTACGTGACGCTGTATTCCGTCTATGCCAATATTAGCCTTCGTCGCCAACTTGCATTCCTTGTTGCTGTTGAGCCATTTGCTGTTGAGCCATTTGCTGCGCAACCGCAGCTATTTGTCTACGCTGTTCTTCATCACGAATCAAGCTCTCTGGAACACCAAACTTTTTAGATAAGAATATAGCTGTCTTTTCTGAATCAATTAACATCTGCATCATCTCAGGGCCAAAGGCTCCACCAACAAGTTCTAAAAAACGCGCAACACTTGAAATATCTTCATTTGCTTGCGCTTGAGCAAGCGGAGATACAGAACGCACTTTAACTTCCCTACCATTTACTGTAGGTACTTCTATGCGGCCCTGCTTCTTTAGGATGTAAATTACACGCTGAAGTACGGGCTGCACGAGTTCCGCTTGCAACCTTCCAAATGAAGAACCCATTCTCCTAGATAAGTCAGCCATTCTTTCGGCTACCTCAGTTGCAGTCGCAGGGGTTTTGTTAGGATCAGCAAGCATATCCATGAACAAAGCCTTACGAATATTAAGGCGCATATCATTAAGAACAAGCTGCGCTACATCAAATCGACCCGCTGCTTGTATAGGCTGAAGGCCAGCAGACCCCATAGCCTTTGGTATAATAGTCCCTGGTACCAAATTAATCGTATCAACATTAACTACACCATCATCTTCCATCTGATATATACCAGATATAGACATCTGAGCATTCTCAAGAATAAGCTCAATAGTTAAGTTCGTAGTTTTAATAGCAGATAGAGCATTAAGAATAGGTCCACGACCATATACCTCACCAGAACACTTAGACCATCTAAAGCAAATAAAAGGATTAGATCCCACACCCTTCATTTGTTTTTCGTATAGCGTTGTTTTAGTACTCATGCAGAATGCATAGTGATAGTAAGCTTCTTCGTTTCGCTTACTGTAGTCGCGGCATACAAGTTCAAGAACAGTAGTTTCTCTGTCCTTGCCCATTTGTTGTTCGACCTTTGGATCAAACTTACCATCAGGAAAAAGAATCTGTAGCTCATCAAAAGGAATCTTCTTACGCTCTCTAAACACATGATCAATCTTATCGTCTGGCCCAGTATCAAGTACGACATGTGGAAGGGGTATTGCGGTAAAGTTGACTGGATTAATTGAATCCCCTTCTTCGACGCACAAGACACCAGTACCAACAGCCAAGTCCATGAAAGATTCATGAACCTCTTGGCTGAAATTAGAGTTTTGTAATACCTCGAATACATATTCAGTAACTTCATCTAGCTCATTATCAATTGCTTCACGCTGATCCTTTGGCACTTCACTGCCAGACATAAGATCAGCCCACCTAGCAAAGTTAGGCACAATGCCAGACTGCAATCTGCTAGCAAACTCTTGAACACCAACTACCGCTGTTTCATCAAAGATCTTTTCATCTCTGCGTTGTCCAGCTTCTTCATAATAAAACGACTCACGTTGAGGCAGAGCGTATTCATAACACTCCTCAAAGAGAGGAACCCAGTTTTCCCGAAAGGCTTTTGCCTTCTGGTACTTCTTTAGTTTTTGCTCTGCCAATGTATTCATGAGTTAAACCGCCCTAAGAATCCAGCGCCACCAGAGCGAAACAAAGATCTACGACCGCGACCGCCGCGCATACCGCGCTGTTGCGTTCTTGCAGATAAAGCCTCGCTAATATCTTCACGTTTGCTTTCTGCGCGTTTTTCTACTTCTTCGCGTTTAGCAATATCTGCTTCAACTCTTTGATCTGCCGCTGCTTGCTTTTCCTCACTAGAAGGGCCACCACCACCAAAACACATAGCTATCTCCTACATTCTAGACCAAACGCTAGCCGATCTTCGCATACGCGGGCCTTTGTTAAACACATCAAAGTTTCTTTTAGCTACTACAGGCTTAGACGGTTTCTGATTATTCATCAAGGCTCGTCCTTCGCCAGCACCTAGCAAGAGGTATTGAAGCGCATCATGAATATGCGAATACATGTTTTTATCTGGTTTGTCAGCATATCTTTCACCAGACACCTCCATGCGCTTATACTGATAGCCACCCTCAAAACCTTTAATAAGCTGTGGGCAGCGCCTATCAATTAAAAATGCTGGCTTACCTTCGGTCATCTTGTTCAGCTGGGAGCTAACTGATTCAAGACGTAGGTCAACAGAGTTGGAGGGCGCTGGAAACGCCTTCAAGCCAGCACCGCGCAGAATATGAAAAGGAGTCGATTCATCAGTCTGCGCTCTAAAGTCTCCGGCTGGATCGCCATAAATATATACATCAGAGCATTCTGAAAACCTTGTGGCTATTTCCTGTCGCAGTACCTCGGCAAATCTTACAATGCCCATATCGAATGCAACGACTTCAGCTTGGATTAACCACCTTCCCCTTACCTTTTGCCCTAGCACAGCGGCGGGGGTTAGGCCAAAGTCTAAGCCGACATAAAGGGGCAACGAAGCGGCAATGGCGATTTCTTCTTTTGCAACATGCGTGTCTGCTGCGAACATTGGGTATATAGGTTTGCCATCTTGAATGGTTCCAAGCTGGTTCATTACATAAACATCTATCCAACTTTTTGTCTTACCTTGAATTAAATTAGGGTAATAAGACTTCAACATATGCTTTGTGTTCTCAGCCTTAGCGTTTGGAACGTAATCCTCTACTTCACCTTCTTCATTCTTCTGCGCCACCATCCCAGAGGGCTGCGTATAGAAAGACCAGTTGTCTGGTTTAACCAGCATCTTAGCTTGCTCACGCGGTATATGATCTGGGATTGGAACCTCTCCAGCCATAATGGGCCACCAATGATCTTCTTCAGGGGCGTTGGTATCGGCAATAACGCCAGTCCAACTAGGGCCACCATCACGCATAGAAGGAAACCGCCCAACACGCATCGTACAGGCGTCAATAATACTTTTAGGAATCTCTCGCGCCTCGTTAATCCAGATGCCAGTAAGTTCCAAAGATAAAAGTTTCTTAACATCTTCTGGCCTATCAAGAGCAAGGAAGATAACCTCAAGGTCTATGTCTCCCTTTTTAATGTGGTGAGTGTACGGAACAGACCAAGTAAATCTACCCCAGTCGCTTTCGGGAAACCAATCAAGCCAAGTCTTAATAGTGGTAGTTCTTAGCTGTGGATTGGTATTACGAATAATAGCCCAACGGCTTTTGCGTATACCGCCCTCTGATTTCTTTTGAGAAAGCGCGCGGCGAAATACTTCAACACAGCAACCAACAGATTTACCAGAACCAACTGGGCCTCTTACGCCACGAAAGAATGTATCGTCTTTCATAAAAGCTTTGAGTACGTCACCATCTGGTTTGTACTTGAAGTCAGTCATCTAAGCCCCTTGTTGACTCCAAAACGAATCATGTTTTCTACAACCTCAGGCGCAATGCTGTCTATAAGCTGATCGCACTTATAATCATCAACAAATGATTCGCCCAACTTATCAACCACATGAGCAAAGTGAACCTTGCGTACTATCTTACGCAGCATACTAATCTCTTCTGGCTTTAGCGTAGAGGTAAAACTCATGTTCTGTACTGCCTTACTTTGTTGGCAATAGCTTTCGGTTGAGCCACATGCTGTTTACCTGCTGCCTTACCCTTTCGTTTAGCTGCGGTTGTAGCTGCATATTCAGAATTACTAAGAGCAGCGATAGCCTTACTAGGAAGATAACGCTCACCAGTTTCACTAGACTTCTTGCCAGACTTGGTACGCCACTTCTGCTTACCCCAGTTAAGCAATGACTTCTGCGGAGCTTTCATCTGTAGCCGCCACCAGCAGCTTTATAACGCTTTGCTAAGAGTTGCGCCTTCCTTGCCGACCACTTGCCAGCAGCAGTTCCTTGAACATTCGCAGCCTTTATTCTGTTGAACAAAGACTTTCGCATTTTAGGCTTGGTATAGTTACCAGCAGCATTAACCGCCATCTTGCTCCTCGCTTATATTCATTTGACTACGAAACTTTTCGCTGGCAGCACTTTCTAGCTTTTTAACCTTCTTCAAAAGATTTTCTCTCTTTAAGCTAGTAACCATTTGCCCATCAGATGTGCCAAGAAACTCTTTAACCTTGCGGCGCAACTTAGTCATCATAGAATAATCTTCGGGCATGCTTTCTAATTGCTTAGAGAGCAACGAATAACGAGCATTTATTTTATCGCGGGGCGATTCACCTTTAGGCATTATTTCTTCTTTCCACTTGGCTTCTGCTTGGGAGGACGCCCAACCTTAGATCCATAAGTTCCTTTACCCTTTGGCATTAGTAACCTCCCATGTCAGTAGGCATCAGCAAAGAACGAGCCTGATAACCCTTCCGCTTTACATCCTCTAGCTTAGGCTTATCCCTCTTGACCTTATCCATAGCCAAAGAAGGTAACGCACCAAACGTAGGCTTCTGAGCCGCGTATAGCGCTGAAGCACTAGGCCCAGTATTTCCAAAACACATAGCTATGCCTTTCCCGCATTCTTATTGCGCTTAATAGATCTATTCACAGCCCTGCCAACAACTCTTAGATTACCTTTAGAATTATCTCTTGGGTTTCCGTTCTTGTGGTCAACGTCCTTGCCATCACCACGCTTGGCAATACCAGCTTGCTCCATCTTGTAGCGAGCCTTCTTACGCTTGCGATTATCCTCCATTCGCTTAGAAGACTTGTCGTACTTGCCCTCACCAGCCTTAGAATAATCCCGAACATAATTCCTGCTACTGGGCATTAACACTTCCACTTTCGTAAAGCTAAAGCCTTTCTAGTAGGACGACCCTTTTTATCTTTCATTGGCCCCTTAACGCCACCCATTCTAGCGCAAAAAGATTTCTTTCTAGGGCCGCCTTCAGGTTGAGGCCGCTTTAAATTAGCGCCAGTTTTATTCTTAAAATATCTACGACCAGCGGCGTTTAAACCACCCTCAGGATTCTGATATTTTTTTGCGACCATAACCCTTACTCTTCAATAAAAGCTTCGCCTTGGAATTAGACTTCCGAATAGGCATCTTCTCAGGCTTCTTAGAATATCTCATTTCTCACCCTTAGCAGATAAAATATTTTTTGAGAACCTTTTTTAAAAAAAATGTGAGTAGGGGACCACATAGACATCCAAGGTCACGAGTTTTCGGGGCCACCCCCTAGCTAAGTTACCACCAGCCAAACGGTTGCACGGGACAAACAAACTCAGCCTAGATCAATGGACACCTTGATATCCCCAGCCACCTGAACCTGTGAACGATCAATAGGCTTATACCCAGCACGATCCAACAGATCCTTACTAGCCTCAAGCTGAACGTACTCAGACTTAGCACTCGTAGCCAACCTACGCACTGTACCAGCAGCCAGAGTAGCGCTCAAACCAAACTCATCATTCATCCGCTGCATCAAGTACTGCTGCACATGCGGTAACTTCATCGTCTTGGTTGCAGTCACTCTTCCAGATTCACCCTTAGCATATCCAGCCAACTCTGCTGCTTGTGCTATCGTACAACCTTTTGCTACAATCGTGTCTACTAACGCCGTCTGTTTATCAGTCAGCTTCCTGTTTGCTGGAACCATGTCACCCCTGTTTTCTAAGCTTAGTCATTATTAAAACATCTATCGTATGTCTCATTCGCTAGCCCCCCTCTCCCTCTCTCCCCCCATTACGACACCATTTCTTATAGGGCTGTCAATAGTGACGTAACGTAACTATCCTTATTACCCTACGTCACACCTGATTATTACAGTTGACACCATTTGGGCGATGGCCGCGCTACTCATGAACAGAGACTAAAGTCTCTGCCTTTCAGGTGAGTATCGTTCCCTCCTTCGTCGGCTATCGCAAGATGAAAGGTAGCTGGCTGTTAACCGATGGCTTACACCATCGGGCCAGCAAACGGGGGGAACATTGCCCTGTTCCCCCAGCTATACGCTTCCCCCATATGGCTAAAGTAAGAAGCAAAAAAAGAATAATAAAAAAGAATTTGGACCAACTCCGAAGCTCGCGTCTGGCCCCCACCGTCATGGAACAGCCAGAACCTCCAGTCAAGACGGACGTGGTTGCGTCTTGACTGGAGAACCATGGCAATTCCCTGTCGGCGTTGTCCAGCCCCTCACTTCGGGCCGGTTCAAATTACGAGAAACACACAAAAGCAAACGCTTAAAATGGAGAACTAAAATGACTGCTTATGAAATCGCTACAAAGAACCACACAAAAGCCGAGTTGATTGCAATGGTTGAGCGCGCAAACGAACTAGCTATCGACGCGGAAGAAAACTACCAACACACAAAAAACCAACTAAACACCTTGCGCGTTGATGCAAACCCCGCAGCCGATGCCAACAAAGCCCGCACTAGTCAAACAGACCCAGTAACGGACTTCTTAAACCACATAACAACAGATGAAACGCTGTACCGCGACCGCCAGTTTACAATCACAGACACCTGCCAATTTGACCGGCGCGTCATTGTTGAGGCAATCATTGATAAACTGTACTGGCTAAAGACATCCCGCAAAGGCCACGACGCCTACGCCATCAGCACCAAAGAGCGCGCAGAATATGCAATGCGCCGCAACGATGGCACCGAGATTGCATTGACGCAGCTAAAAGCGGCAGTCTCAGAAGCGCGCGCAGCGCAAAGCAAACTTGCATTGTTTGACCGCATGCAAGACCAGCTGCGCGGTTACTACGCGGAAACATTCGGCAAGTCTTACATTGCCTACGGAGAGAACGAGGGCAACGTGCCAATAAATCAGCAGCCGCAAGCCATCCCCGCTGACATCGCGGCAGACATGGCAGCGCTTGGCATCACACCGCCAGCCGATCAGACCGCCAACACCAACGGCGTTGAGACAGTCGCAGACGTTGCATAGCAGCGCACAACATAAACCTAACAAGGGGCTGCCAAACGGTGGCCCCAAAATTTTTTCGGCCCTCCGCTTCGCTACGGGCCTCATTCGCTAAAGGAACAGACAATGCTTAAATCACCAATCGTCCCGCTACTTGACAGTCACGACTACCACATAGATGACGACGACCTGTGGCTAGATGCAGACGACATCCGCTTGCAATGTGGTGTCCTCACTCCATATGAAGCATCACTTGATAGCGACTTGCAGGAGAAAGCATGGCATTGAGCCATGCAGTCTCCTATCAAAATATGTCACTCCACCCACCCACCCCCGTGCCATTTTTTGATAAGATAAAAAGTGCGCCATGCTATTCCTCGTTCCTCGGGCATGGTCGCGTATCGTGCAATAGCACTCCCTCCCCAGAGTTCTCTCCCCAGACTGCGGCTAACTACGGTGAGAGTAATTTG